CAACCGTTTCGTCCGTGAACCCGTCGACAAGCATGGGCAGGGTCTTGTTGCAGCCAGAGGGCGCCTTGTCAGGCTGGCTTCCAATCCTGTCTCCGTGGATTGGGAACGGGTGGGGAATGGTCTGCCTGCCCCAGCCAGGCGATCAAGTATTGGTCTTGCCCCAGGAGGGCGACATTGAGCAAGGAATTATCATTGGTGCCTGCTATTCCAAAGTCCAACGTCCCCCTTCCGCAGGATTGGGAGAATTTTGGATTGTTCATAAGAGTGGTAGTTTCATCAGACTTGATAACGATGGGATCATTTATATTGGTGGAGACCTGAGGGTATCAGGTGATATATATGACAAAGAGGGATCCCTCTCCCACCTTCGTAGCACTTATAACACACATACCCATTTGACGCCTGACGGGACGTCTGCTGGCCCGTCACCTCAGGACACATCTAATGTCTGATCTTTTTCACCACTGGGGCGGCGACCTTACAGTCGATAGCACTGGCGGCATTGCCATCTGCAACAGCGTGACCATGACCACACAGCGCATCTATCGCCGACTTCTAACAAATCCGGGCGACTACGTATGGAACCTCCAATACGGAGGAGGTTTAGCAAGCTTTGTCGGTCTCCCTGCGGACAGTCAGTCCATAGAGTCAGTCGTTCGTACCCAGCTGCAGCTTGAGCCCTCCGTCGCGTCGATACCTGCACCTCAGGTGACGACCCAGATTACCGATCCAGCAAATGGGTATGTCGTTGTCGATATTGGTTACATGAACGAGGAGTCAGCTTCGCTATCGCAGCTATCATTGAAGCTTAGCCCATGAGTCTCAGTCTGAAGTCATTTTCGCAGCTTGTTCAGGATATGGGGGCAGTGCTGCAGAGTTCGGCGACGTCCCTTATCGATGTATCAATTGGATCCGTTACTCGGGCGCTTTTCGAAGCGAATGCCGGGATTGCCCTGTGGATGCAATGGCTCATCCTACAGGTTCTGCAAACGACCAGAGCATCAACGTCCACCGGCGCTGACTTGGACTCCTGGATGGCGGATTTCGGATTAACGAGGTTGCCTGCGTCTCCATCCTCCGGCGTAGTGACCTTCCTACGTTACGCGACGAACCTTCCTGCTTCTATTCCAGAAGGGACGGTCGTCAAGACGGTCGACGGGAGCCTCAGTTTCTCGGTGGTGGCTTCCGAAGCCATATCCATCTGGAATGTGGCGTCGAGCGCTTATGTCCTGCCGGCGGACATTGCGACGGCGACAATTCCAGTGATCTGTAACCAACCAGGTACGAAGGGGAACGTTGTTTCTGGGTCGATTACAACAATCGCCTCATCGCTTCCAGGCATTGACCAAGTTACAAACTTGGCGCCGTTCACAGCCGGTCAAGATGCCGAGACAGACATTCTGTTCAGGGCCCGCTTTGTCGAATATCTTGCGGCTCTTTCGCGCGCTACGCCCATGGCTATCCAATCTGCGGTTAGCAACGTGCGGCAGAGCTTAGTGATGTCCTTGCTCGAAAATACCGCCTCAGATGGATCGGTATCGCCTGGAGCCTTTTTAGTCATTATAGACGATGGATCTGGCTTTCCATCCACGGAACTTATATCGGCCGTTGCCAATGCCGTTGAGTCGGTGCGACCTGTAGGGACAACAATGTCCGTCATCGGACCTGTAGTGGTTTCGGTTAGTGTGACGGTTACCGTTTTAGTACAGCAGACCAGCGCCCTGTTCGCCCAGGCCTCCTCCAGTGTGCAATTGGCATTGGAAGGATATCTGAACAGCATTCCGATAGGTAAGATTGCGGCTCTGTCACGTGTTATTCAAGCAGCGTACAGCGCGGTACCAGATATCGAGAACGTGACGAATGTCAGCCTCAATGGTGGAGCGCAAGACATTGATCCCGGTCTTCTTGGTGTTATTAAGGCAGGGGTTATTACGGTGTCGGTCAATGCAGATTGATGCCGCAACCTTTGCGGTACGCCTTAAGTGTCTCTTGCCCAAAGGCTGGTTTGCTAACAATGCGCCTATCCTTGGCGCTGTATTGGGCGCTTTTTCGGATCCATGGGCCTGGCTGAGCCAGACTTTAACTTATGTCGCATCTCAGACACGCATCGAAACTGCATCAGATGGTTGGCTGGACCTGATCGGAGTCGATTTTTTTGGCGACTCTTTACGGCGTCGTTCTGGTGAGGCGGATGAGATATACAGGACGCGCATAAAATCGAGCATCCTCATGGATGCAGGCACCAGACAATCATTGATTGATGGTGTCGGACGGTTGACAGGATCAATCGTACAGGTGTTTGAACCGTTTAATTGTTTCGATACCGGCGGTTACGGTGGAACCGACGCGCCCTCGGGAGGAGGAGGCGGGAGCTTCGCCTATGGGTCAACAGGCGGTTGGGGGAGTCTTGAACTCCCGTACCAGGTATTTATTACGATCGTTACGGGGCCTCAAGAAGGGGAACCCATGCCGATAGGTTATGGAGGGTCCCGAGGCGGCTACTCGGCAGGGTCGCTTGTTTATACGTCGCTTTCGCAGACCCCAGGTAGTCTGACTGACGACGACATTCGTCAGATTGTTAAGCGATTGCTTCCCGTCAATTGCGTTGCGTGGCTTCGTTTCGTTTAATTTCCTTCATATTAGGGGCCCGATATTTATGGATCGCAATATCGTTTATCCAAGCAGCATTCCACTCGACACGGATATTCTTTCACTTAACCGGAACGTTATGGTTGCCGTTGGCTTTCTTGCACAGGCCTGCCTGGGCGCCAACATGGTCATCGATGGATTGAGCTGCGTACCAACAGTTCCCGGATCTCTGAGTATTTCTGTGGGACCTGGTTCCATGACAACCTTTGGTCCCGTCGACTCACAGGCTTACGGGTCTCTACCAGCAGACACGATAGACAGTCTTGTTAAAATGGGTATCAATACGGCATCGACCCAATTTACGCTCATTGCACCAACTACGGCTGGTCAATCCCAGGCTTACCTTATTGAGGCTTCTTTCCAGGAGTCCGATGCAAACTCAGTGGTTTTGCCCTATTATAACGCCAACAACCCGACGCAGTCATTTGCGGGCCCATCAAATTCAGGGCTGGCGCAGCCCACACAGAGAACGCAACGCGTATTGCTACAACTGAAGGCAGGGCAGAGTGCGAACTCTGGCAGCCAGGTCCCCCCTGCGGCTGATCCCGGCTGTGTTGGTCTATATGTTATCACAGTCACAAGCGGTCAGACTGTTATCTCACCATCCAATATTTCAGTTGTACCGACAGCCCCGTTCCTCGGATACAAATTGCCTGCGCTGCGGCCCGGATTTGGTTCAGGTGTCCAAACGTTTCAGGGAAGCGGGACTTTCACCGTGCCCGTCGGGGTCTCGCAGGTCGAGGTAGAAGTTTGGGGTGCCGGATCTGGAAGCTTCGCTTCGCTCGCCGGTGTCGCCAGTGGTGGTGGGGCGGGTGGAGGCTATGCACGCAAATTGGTAACTAACCTCACCCCTGGTCAATCTATTCCCGTAACCGTCGGGGCAGGTGGCGCTGGCGGAACCACCGGCGGCACCTCAGCCGGTTCAGGGGGGGCTTCAAGCTTCGGGCAATATGTGAGTGCATCGGGGGGGATGGTCAATTCCCTCGCTTCTAGCAGTCAACCTGGAACGGGCGCAACCCCGCCAGGCGTCGGTATTGGCGGTGACGTCAATCTTACTGGATCGGCAGGTCAAGCGGGCACCGGTTCACAGGGAGGCATGGGTGGGGGCGCTCCCATGGGAGGTTGTCAGAACAGTGGCACTGCAGGAAATGGCGGTATCTTTCCTGGAGGGGGCGCATCAGGTGCAGGCACGGGGCCATCCGGCAACAGCGCGTATAATGGCGCGGCTGGGGCTGGAGGTCTGGTCGTGATCAGGTTGTGACGCGAGAGCCAGCTGAGCGGCTCTGATGTTTATATACATTTCTGATTATTCTGGATAGAACATGGCAACTTTAGCAAACCATGCTTGGAAACCGAGCAATGCTCGCGTAGTTGTAATTGACTCCTTTGTTCCTGTCCCAAGGGGCACCACAGCAGTCGCCCCCGCTCCACTTAATTGGCCCACGAAAGATCCGGGTGATATATTAGATTACGTCCTTGATATCAGCCCCGCTTTGGTGGGAAATGACGGTGACGGAATCAGCACGCTGGATGTGGCAATTTCGCCGTCAGATCCTGGTGATCTAGTGCTCCAGAGCTCTACCACGGACGGCAGCCGTATCGTACTCTGGCTTACGAGCGGTCAAGCTGGAACCGTCTACACGATCACGTTTACCATTTCGACTAATAACGGACGATCGCTAGTAAGAAGTGTACTGCTTCCAGTACTGTCTCTGTCAGTGCCAGTCATACCTGCAGAGGCACTCCTCGCAACAGCCGGCACAGCGCTGACCGATCAGAATGGAAATCCAATTCTTCTGCTGTAGCACACTATCTGGGTAGAGCAGAATCCGTTGTAATCAGCGTATAACGTACTAACAAAGAGCCACTTGCTGCACGGTGCGGTGGCCTGAGAAGATCGAATGCCCACAATTGATCAACTTGCTCCGGCGGCCTCTGCCTCAGATTCGGATGAACTGATTGTCAGCCAGGGGGGAGTCGCGCGTAAAGTAACACGCTCTCAGGTTCTGAGTGGTGTACAATCGCAGATCGCCCTGAATACGAGTTCCCTGTTAGGGAGAGCATCAACGGGTGTCGGCGCTCCAGAGGTGATTGCAATTGGCCAAAACCTTATTCTGCAGGGAAATACTTTAACTGCGACGGCAGCGCCTTTCACGGTTGGTACACTTCCCGTAGGTGTGGTCCCAGCCGCCGCTGATCTTCTTCCCTTCCAACAGGCCGGAACAACGGTCTCCGTAACGTATGCTCAGCTTGTCAGTGGATTGTCTACGTCTGCAAACCTAAATCTATCTCAGGCTACAGTTACCCCAACCGGGAGTACTTTGGCGGGCAAGCTTTCCGACCTCGCGGCGAACGCTATTCTCAGAGCAGGTGGAACGTTTACTGGCCCGATAGTCCTCTACGGGAACCCAAGCGGACCAGATGAAGCTGCGAACAGGGCGTATGTTGATCAGAAGTTTGCAACAGCGCTTCCCCTGTCAGGTGGGTCCCTGTCGGGCGGCTTAAGCCTGGCATCCCAACCGATTTCCCCTCTCGACGCAGCCACAAAAGCATATGTTGATAGCGGGGTTGCCTCATCAGTTGCCACGAGCGGCGGGTCGATGTCAGGCCTGTTGACCTTGAGTGCAGATCCAACTACTCCTCTTGGAGCAGCAACGAAACGGTACGCTGACCAGAAGATTTCGCGCACCGGGGACACCTTAACTGGATCACTCATTCTGGCTTCGGATCCGACCGTGCCCCAGCAGGCAGCGACCAAGAGCTATGTCGACACGCAGGTTACAACCACAGTACCTAAAACTGGCGCCACTTTGAATGGTCCACTCATTCTGGCGGGTGATCCCACTACCGCCGCCCAGGCGGCGACAAAGCAATATGTCGATCAGCGGATACTCAGGACCGGCGATACTCTAACGGGTATGTTGTTTCTCGCTTCGGACCCCACTATTTCCATGCAGGCCGCAACAAAAAATTACGTCGATAGCAGGGTGTCCATCGGCATCTCGCGAATAGGCGACACGATGGCTGGCGCGTTGATCCTTGCGACAG